TGACGCCTTGATCAAGGACCGCGTCCTAACTAAGGGATACTTCCATTGGAAAAACGGAGAGCAAGACAGCGAGGTCATTTGGACGCCTGATCCGAACGGCAGGTTCTTGGTGTCATGGATTCCTGACCAAGCTATGCGTAACAGAGTGATTGTGAAGAACGGCCGTAAGTGCCCAGGCAATGAGCACATCGGTGTGTTTGGGTGTGACCCTTATGATATATCAGGTGTAGTTGGTGGGGGTGGATCTGCCGGTGCGCTTCATGGATTGACTTCATTTCACATGGAGAATGCGCCAACAAATCAATTCTTTTTGGAGTATATTACTCGTCCACAGACAGCTGAGATATTCTTTGAGGATGTTCTAATGGCCTGTCATTTCTATGGAATGCCTATACTTATTGAGAACAACAAGCAGCGACTACTCTACCACTTTAAGAACAGGGGCTACCGAGCATTCTCTTTAAATAGGCCAGACAAACATACGTCAAAGCTATCTAAAACAGAGCTCGAGCTTGGTGGTATCCCCAACTCATCTGAGGACGTAAAGCACGCCCACGCTAACTCTATCAACACATACATCGAAGAGTACGTTGGCCTTGATCAGGAGGGAACATACAGGGAATCAGACACCATGGGTGACATGTATTTCAACAGAACACTCAACGATTGGGCTCGATTTGATATTAATAACAGGACAAAACACGATGCCTCGATTAGTTCAGGACTTGCTATTATGGCATCAAGAAAACACCTATTTATACCTAAGAAAGAGGAATCTAAAATAAGTGTTAAATTTGTAAGATATAAGAATACAGGCATTAGAAGCGAAATCATCGAATAATGGATAAACCATCAGTAGTTATCTCTGCACTACCTTTTCCGGACCAAATGGCTCCAGACGAGGTTAAGGCTACATATGAATATGGCCTAAAGGTAGGTAAAGCCATCGAAGGGGAGTGGTTTAAAAGAAAATCAAACTCAAGTAGATTTTATCAACAGTGGGGTGAATTCCACCGTTTGAGACTGTATGCTCGTGGAGAGCAGCCAGTACAGAAGTATAAAGATGAGCTAGCTGTCAATGGTGACATATCTATGCTCAACCTAGATTGGACTCCCGTTCCTATCATCCCTAAGTTTGTTGACGTTGTTGTCAACGGAATGCTTGACCGACCATACACTGTAAAGGCCGAAGCTCAGGACGTAATGTCAGCTGAGAAGAAGAACGTCTTCCAAGATATGATCGAGTCTGATATGGTGGCTAAGGACTTCCTTACACTTACACAGGAGCAGTTTGGTATCGACGCATTTAACGTTAATCCAGATGAACTTCCTGCTAATGATCAGGAGCTGTCATTATACATGCAGATGAACTATAAGCCATCTGTAGAGATTGCTGAAGAGATTGCTATCGACACTGTCATGAAAATGAACGAGTATGAGGACATCATGCGTTTATACTATTATGACGTCACTACCCTTGGTGTTGGCGTTGTTAAGCATGAGTTCCTTATCAATGACGGCGTAAAGATTGAGTATGTAGATCCAGCAAACTGGATCCATAGCTATACTGAAAAGAATGACTACTCTGATTGTTTCTATTTTGGTGAGGTTAAGCAGGTGCACTACACCGAGCTCCTCAAGATGGATCCAAACCTAACTAACGAGCAACTTACTGAAATTAAGAACGCAGGCTCAGCATGGTATGACTACTTCCCTGTAGTTAGAAACTACCAAGACGATGCATTCTTAAATGAGGTTGTGACGTTGTTATACTTTAACTACAAGACCCATAAGAAATTTGTTTGGAAAAAGAAAATTCTTGAGAATGGTGGTGAGCGCGTTATTCGTAAAGAAGATACGTTCATGGCTCCAAACGGTGAATACTTTGAGGTAATTGAAGCAGTTCGGGACGTTTGGTATGAAGGCGTTCTTGTTGGTGGGTCCAACATAATGATCAAGTGGGAGATGATGAAGAACATGGTTCGTCCTAAGTCTGCATCACAGCGAGCACTTTCAAACTACATTGCTTACGCTCCACGTTACTACAAGGGAAATATTGAGTCGCTAGTTCGACGCATGATCCCGTTTGCTGATCAAATTCAGTTGACACACTTAAAGCTACAGCAGGTTATGGCTCGTATTGTGCCTGATGGTGTGTTCATCGATGCTGATGGTATCAATGAGGTTGACCTAGGTACCGGTGCGGCATACAATCCTGAGGATGCGCTCAATCTATACTTCCAAACAGGTAGTGTGATTGGCCGATCTTACACCACAGAGGGTGAGTTCAACAACGCTCGTATTCCTATCCAAGAGCTTAATACAAATAGTGGTCAAGCTAAGATGTCTGCCCTAATCGGCAACTACAACCACTACTTAAATATGATCCGTGACGTGACGGGTGTAAATGAGGTGCGCGATGCATCTACACCACATCCGGATGCATTGGTTGGTGTTCAAAAACTTGCGGCACTAAACTCAAACACGGCAACTCGCCACATCCTAGATGCTGGTATCATTACAACTAGACGTGTAGCTGAGTGTATTTCTATACGCATTGCTGACATCTTAGAGTACTCTGACTTTGCTGAAGAGTTCGCTATGCAGATTGGTAAGTACAACCTATCGATCTTGCAGGACGTTAATGATTTATATCTGCATGACTTTGGTATCTTTATTGAGGTAGCTCCGGATGAAGAGCAAAAAGCTCAGCTTGAGCAAAACATTCAAATGGCACTACAGCAGCAGACGATTGACCTTGAGGATGCAATTGATATCCGTATGATCAACAACGTTAAGCTTGCCAACGAGATGCTTAAGATGAAGCGTCGTAAGCGTATGGAGCAAAAGCAGAAAGAGAAGGAGATGGAGTTCCAAATGCAGATGCAGACAAACATTCAGTCCTCTCAAGCGGCTTCTGAAGCCAAGGCACAGATCATTCAATTGGAAGGTCAGACCAAGGCGCAGATCAAGCAGATGGAAGTTCAAGGCGACATTCAAAAGATGCAGGCCGAAGCTGAGCTCAAGAAAGAACTAATGGCTATTGAGTTCCAATACAACATGCAGCTCAATGGCATGCAGATGCAGACGCTAAAAGATCGTGAGAATGAGAAAGAGAAGGCTAAAGATAAGCGAGTAGACCTACAGGCTACACGTCAGTCTGAGCTCATCAACCAACGACAAAATAACTTACCTCCACAAAACTTTGAAAGTACAGAGGATTCCCTGGATGGATTTGACTTAGAATCATTTGGACCAAAATAATGGCATATATAGAACATAACTTCTTCCCTTTAAAAGTATTCGTTAGAAATGAGTACATGTATCAACACCAAAAAGGGCAAGGGGAGTTTACCCCGGGTGTTATAATGTCGGTAAGATGTATGCCTGGTCAGGCTGCTTTATTTCAAGTTCTATTAGAGAACGGAGTAATGCGTGATAAGTTACCAAGCCATGCTTTGCTTACTGAGCCAAAGACTCCAGAAGAAGACCTGCCATTCCACTTCTTACAGATATGGAATTGTTTTTCTTATAACTTCACGTTATTACACTTATCTTATGTATATGATACAAAAGTTGAGGTATACATGAAAGACCATAAGTACTATCCGGGTAGTTATTACGCTACTATCAACTGGGGTGCAAATGACTTAAATACTGATCTATCGCTAGCAGAGGATGCATTGGAGCACAAGAGTCACCACATCATTCTACTTGACAACGGTCAAATAGCATTACAGCCAAACAATCGTATCAAGTGGTCTGAGCCTAGTTTTGTGACCAAGCCGTTCCCTGAGAAGCCGGACTATCTAGTAAACAAAGACTATTATAATTGCGAAGGTTTTGATAAGTGGCATACAGAGGATTCGGAGAGAATGTTCTACGATAATGAATGATAAAAGTATTTATTAACTTTGTTGAAAATTAAATTAAATGGAAGGTGAATTTAAAGTAAGAGCTGTAGATTTCGAGGAGAAGTCTGTAGCCGAAAAAGAAGCAGCGCTTCTTGAGGGTTTAGAAGATCATAGTGGCGATCAAGACACAGTAAAGATTGACTTAACCGAAGGGCAGCCTGTAGAAGACTCAATTCAACCAGTAGAGGTTGATTTGGATGATAATAAAGTTCTTTCATATCTTGGTAAGAGATGGAACAAAGAGATTACATCTTTGGATGATTTAGTTCAAGAGCGAGAACAAGCTGAAGAACTACCTGAAGATGTCTCCGCGTTTCTGAAATACAAAAGAGAGACAGGACGTGGTATTGAAGACTTCATGAAGTTGAACGTCGACTACAGTACCATGGACGAAGATTCTCTACTTTACCAATACGCTAAAGATCAGAACCCAGGGCTTGATGCTGATGAGGTTAAGTTCGAGTTAGAGACCAAGTTTTCATTTGATGAGGACTTTGATGATGACAAGCACATTAAAAAGGTAAAGCTAGAGAGAAAAAAAGAGCTCAATAAGGCTCGTGAGTATTTTAATAAGCTTAAAGAACAGTATAAGGCGCCGCTTGAGTCAAGGGATGCCTTTGTTCCGCAAGAAGAAAAAGAAGCTTACGAATCTTATAAGCAATATAAACAAACCGCGACTAGCGAGCAAGAGGAGCAACAAAAGCGGTCTAAGTATTTCGCCGATAAGACGAATGAATTATTCTCTGATAAGTTTGAAGGTTTCAAATTTAATATTGACGAGAATAAGGCAGTAACGTTCAAGCCGGCAGATGCAAAGACACTTCTTAACGAGCAGTCTTCATTAGGCAACTTTGTAAATAAGTTCTTGAATGAAGAAGGTTACTTAAAGGATGCTGAACTGTTCCATCGAGCAATAGCGATTGCTTCGAATCCCGAAAAGTTTGCAAAGTTCTTCTATGAGAAGGGTATGACAGAAGCTGTTGAGACAGTTTCTAAAGAGTCTAAAAATATTGATATGACTCGTCAAGCCACTCAAGTGACTAACAAAACTGACGGCACATTCCAAGTAAAAGCTGTAGAATCTGGTTACGGTAACAGATTAGTTATTAAACAAAAACCTAAAAATTAGAAAAAATGGCTGGTACATTAAACGCATCTCCGGGTCCATTATTGACTCCGAGCTCTGTTAAGGCAGCATTGCCTACAAACTACATTACTAACTTTGACTTCTTGAATCAGTATCTTCCTGATACTTATGAGCAAGAATTCGAGCGCTACGGTAACCGTTCAATCGCATCTTTCTTGCGTATGGTTGGTGCCGAACTTCCTACTAACTCTGACCTCATCAAATGGGCAGAACAAGGTCGTCTTCACACAAAGTACACTGCATTGACTTATGGTGCATTGGGTACTCCTGCTGCTGGTCAGCAAGTATTTACACTTCCTTCTGGAACTTGCAACTTCCGCGTAGGTCAAACTGTATTTCTTTCATCTGAAAGTAATTCAGCTCAATCTGCAAAAGGTATTATTGTAGCTGTAACTTCAAGTACATTTACTGTTGCTTACTACGCTGCATTTGGTTCTACTCCATTTACATCTGGTACTGTTACTGCATTTGTATATGGTTCTGAATTCCGTAAAGGTACTAGTGGTATGGATGGGTCTTTGGAAGCACAAGATCTTTTCTTCGATAACAAACCAATCATCATCAAAGATACATATCGTGTCTCTGGATCTGACATGGCTCAAGTTGGTTGGGTTGAGGTAACAACTGAGAATGGTGCTACTGGTTACTACTGGTACATGAAGTCTGAGCACGAAACTCGTTTACGTTTTGAAGATTATCTTGAAATGTCAATGGTTGAAGGTGTTCCTGCTGCAACTGGATCTGGAGCAGCTACTGAGCTCAACTCATCAGCTTATCCGGCTGGATCTACATTGGCTCAATCTGCTGGTACTCAAGGTATGTTTGCTGCTATTGAATCTCGTGGTAATATCTGGGCAGGTGGTAACCCATCTTCTTTAGGTGACTTCGATACAATCGTACAACGTCTTGACAAGCAAGGTGCTATCGCTGAGAACGTATTGTTCTTGAACCGTCAGTTCTCTTTTGACATCGACGATATGTTGGCTGCTCAAAACTCTTACGGTGCTGGTGGTACTTCTTACGGTTTGTTTGACAACAGCGAAGAAATGGCTCTAAACCTTGGTTTCTCTGGATTCCGTCGTGGTTATGAGTTCTACAAGACAGATTGGAAATACCTTAACGACGCAACTCTCCGCGGTGGTATCGTTGGTGGTGCTGTTAATGGTGTCTTGGTTCCTGCTGGTACAATGAGCGTTTACGATCAAGTACTTGGTAAGAATGCAAAACGTCCATTCCTTCACGTTCGTTACCGTGCTTCTGAAGCTGAAAACCGTCGTTACAAAACTTGGATGACTGGTTCAGCTGGTGGAGCACAAACAAGCGACTTGGATGCAATGGAGGTTAACTTCTTGTCTGAAAGAGCACTTTGTACACTTGGTGCAAACAACTTCTTTATCTTCAAAGGATAAGAATAAATACAGAGAGGGCCTAAAAACCCTCTCTATTTTTTTAAAAATTTAAATTATATAAAATGGAAAAATTAGCAATTAAGAGGGTAGCCCTCGAACCAAAAGATCGTACTTATCTTTTAAAAAATCAAAAATCACCTTTAGCTTATTACATAGCATCAAAGGATACACCTAGAAAACGTCTACTTTATTATAATGAAGAGACAAATACAAATCACCCACTTCGTTACGCTAGAAACTCAAATAGCCCTTTTCAAGAAGAACAAGATCAAAATGTTATTGTTGAACCAATTGTATTTGAAGATGGCGTACTAACAGTACCAAAAAATAATCCAACACTACAACAATTCCTTCACTATCACCCAAGTAACGGAAATGAGTTTTATGAGTTTGATAATGAAAGAGATGCTGAGGAAGATATGGCTTTCATATACTCAGAGTTAGATGCTCAATTAGCTGCCAGAGATTTAGCAGCAAATGACTTCAATACATTAGAGGCTGTTGCTCGTATTTTACTTGGTGGACGAGTTGATAAAATGAGTAGCTCTGAAGTTAAGAGAGATATGATGCTTTACGCTAAAAGATACCCTCAAGATTTCTTGGAAGCTGCAAATGATCCATCGCTTAA